ACTTAATCTCCTAACACTAGCTCCAAACTTTGCTTTCAAGGTACTCATAGAGTTACCGGAGTAGGTAGTATGCCATACAACTCCTATCTTGGAGGCTAAAATCTTTTGTGCCATTTGACTACGAACGGGAACAGTATAGGTTATGGTGTTGGGTGTAAACATGATAACTCTCTCACCATCTATATCCGAACCTTTGAGATCGTCATGGGTATAAAGTAAATCACCCTGCCAGATGCCCGGGATGTTTAGAACGGGAAAATATTTAAGTGCTACTATTAGTTTAGCAGCCAGACCACCGCCATGGTTGTTATTGATATCTGCTACCGTGTAGTTTATCTTAGGAGTCTTATTGAAAATAGACTTGGTGCCGACAAAGAACTTTCCATTATCTGGATCTGTCCCGGCAAAGATTGCAGGGGCACCATCCCATTTGACGGTGACATTCATTTTTCTTTTACTTTGTCCCGCTAACATATCTTTTAGCGAGATAAGAAAGGCAATGGCTTGATTACCACCAACAACACCCTTATTGATTATTTCATCCTCAAGATGCTCGAGGTGAGTATTTTTAGCTTCTGTTAGAAAAGTGGTCAAATTATCCATTTTCATGCGTCCATTATAGGGAATCCCTCACGGAATGTCAATAATATATGCGACTTGTTTAGTTGTATTTGCGACATATTAGTATATTCTAATATAGTTTTCCAAAAGGTCCGAACTTGGGACCCAATTTAATTGAAAGAAATATTAAATCAGTCCACCAAGCTGCATATTTTTCTTTGGTGATGCCAGCTTTATTTTTGTATTGCAAAATATCATACATGAACTGAAGTTGCATCAGTTTAGAGTTGGCTACCATACTATCACCTTCACTTTTCTTAAACAGAGCTGATATGTTAGTAACAAATTCTGCGGAAGAATTTATATTAGTTTCTGCTTTTGGTTTAACATACTTAAAGATTTTATCCCAGTGGGCCTGAGTTTGTTGAAATTCTTTAACAGTTGTCGGATAACTAGCATACTTTTTATCAAACGTGACACCAGTAACTTCCAACATATCTATAACCTTCGCCACTTCAGCCTTTCCACCCCTTGCAGCAGTCGCTCCTTGCGGAGTAGATTCCCATTTCAAACCCGACCACGAAGTAGATGAATTAGATTTGATTTGAAAATTAAATCCACTTGTACCATCACCAGTTCTTAATTCTGCTTTACTATCTTGAGTCATATCTTTACTTAAATCAATTATCAATTTAATCTTGGGAAAGGTGTGTGCATCTACGGTGCCTTTATTAAATTCGCCTACATTATATTTTTCAAACTTAGCTGTTTTACCAGATATAGCTTTCAAAGAAATGCCCACTAATTTGTTCTCAGTATACATAGTACGCATAATAGCATTTAATTCATTTATGGTTTGGTGTGGGCCACTTTGAAGCGCAGCGTCTATTGTTTTCTTAACCTCTCTCGTTGAACCCGTAATCAACCACATATCTGCTGGGTTCCAATTATCCTTTTTAGATATCTTAAATTTTTTATTTACCACTTCACTAATGTAATCCATAAAAGAAGTTGGACCGCTATGGTCAAACTCCGTCCATCGAGGTCCCCCAAACTCATCTAATATCTTAACGTGCTGTTTAAAATATCCACTTAACCATTTTTCATTTACATTTACTTTAATTTCTTTCTGCCATATATTATTTAACTCCTTCATTGTAGTTTTATCTGCTTTCAAATCTTCCACACTACTCCAATTTTTCTTTGTCGTTCCTAATATAAGTTTAAAAATATATGTTGAACCCTTTTCTTGAGCTCGTGTGGTGGCAGCATTAGCTGGTAATTTACCTGTTGATGTATTAGCAACCTGACCACCAAATTCTGCTGTTTTTACAAATTGGGATAGAGGTTTTGCAGTAACCGATCCTCTACCTCCCACTTTTCCTACTAACATAACATCTTTAGCAGTAGGAGATTTTAATTCTTTTTTTGCGTCTGTAGCATATGTTTTAAGTGTTGATGCGGCCGCGCCACTAGTAGCATCATACTCCCAACCACTTACAATACAACCTGAAGCTGTAAAGGATTTATCGTCGACCATTAGAAATTGAGGTTTACGACTGTTATATTTCCAAATTTTATTTACAAAAATTTGAATTCGGTCTTCTTTTCTAAGATCACCTAAAGTTAAAACAGTTGCCATGAGACTATTTATTATACTTTGAAGTCAGCAAACCGATCTATTATTTCTTCTCCTTGTCCTGTGTCTACTACATCGTCTTGGCCTGACTGAGATACATCATACAGTTTCATCTTGGATCTATCTACCCCAATAATAAATTTCTTAAAATAGGATGGGTCCGCATATCTATTCTTCAACTGTTTGATAAGCATCTGATTAAGTTCCAATAACTCGTCTGTTGATATCAAAGCAAACATCAAGTCAGCCGTAGCGGGTAGACCAAATGATTCTGATGTATCTTCTAAACCAATATCGGTTGATACAAACCCTGTTCTGGTTGTCTGGGTAGCGGACATAATAGGTAAGTTAAACTCTACTGCCAATCCTCTCATCTCTTCCGCAATGGCCTTGATATATGTGTAAGAATTAACTACAGCACCATGTCTGAAACGACTTGATGCACAGATATTTAAATAATCAATAAAGATAATGTCTGGTCTAAATGTTTTCTTTAATGCCAACTCATTAAGCAAAGCTCTAAAGTGAGCACACGACGCAGATGCCGTAGGATACTCTTTGACTATCAATTGTCCCTGTGTCTTCTTTGTTAATCTTTCAAACTTGCTTTCATACATGTGGCGTGGTAAATCATGCAGGTCATCCATTGTGATATTCATTAGATTGGCATCTATTCTTTCCGCAATACGGTTCTCTGACATCTCTAATGTTATATACAAAACATTTTTACCTTGCATCAAACAATTAGCTGCAACATGAACCATAAACAATGACTTACCTACACCTGTACCAGCAAGTGCAATGTTTAAAGTTTTTCTGGGAAGACCACCCTTGGTAATCTTATTAAAAAATTCTAAGTCAAATGGAATCTTTTCTTCTTTTGTATGATAAAATTCATATCGGTCATCTGATTGTTGTATGTAATCATGCCCAACATGGTCATCAAACGATACTCCCAGAGCTTTAGATAAAAGCTCAGGCAGAGCATCAGCGGATCTTTCTTTATCTTTACCATCTATGATATGAATGCCACTGAGTATAGCATTATAGATAGCTTTATCTTTACACCACTTCTCTGTTTCATCGAGAAGCCATTGGTCATCTATTTTTTGTAAATCAGTTTGTAAATCTTCCAGATAATTATTTACTTTTTTAAATTCTTCTTCTGTTACTGTAGTTTTCTGGATTTCTATACCCAATGCTTCTACAGCCGGCAAAGATTTATACTTGTCGGCATATTGTAAAATAGTTTTGAATAAAGTTTTTTCTACATTATCTTGGAAATATTCCTCTTTTATAAAGGGTAATACTTTTCTACTATAGTCCTCATTCAGTATCAAATGATGGAGAATAGTTCTCTCCACTCTCGGTATTAACTGTGATTGCGTCATTCTCTAAACCTTCTTCTATTAACTCTAATAATATATCACCGGCGGTAGCAGCAAACTCGCCTGTTTCTAAATCCATCTCATTAGGATTATACAACACTTTCCACTTAAATGTCAATGGTATTTCTTCCGCATCTTGTGGATCTATTACATTGCCATCATCATTATAAATGGGAAACATTACATCCGAATACTGGTAAACCATTCCATCAAATTTACCATCTTGTATACGAACAGCTTGCTCTTGAGTTTCTTTATGAACTACATAATGGTATGCTGTCTTATCCATAATGGCAATAAGAATGTAGTAAATATTTCTTACCACTTATAGGTTTTAATCCAGTATGTGGATAAGTCCAAGTGGGGGGAAACATTAACAATCTTCCTCTTTTTGGTCGTACTTCATAGGGTATAAATGTTCCTGGTTTATGCATATCAAATCTAGTCTCACCACCAACATCAACATCATTCAAGTAAATAAAAAATGCTAAGAATCGTCTAGCAGTATCATAGTCCCTTACATCAACATGGTTATCAAATCTATCATAATCATTATTTAAATAGCGTTTCATTCTAATGGATTCATAACCATAAGTTTCGGGCCACTGCTTACCCAGCACCCCACAATCTAATTTATAATGCATAATATAATCTTGAAACACTTCCAACATACCATTTTGTACCGACTGCCAGTCCTCATGGTTAATAAGATTTAATTGTTCAAAGGATATTTTATCAGTACCATCTTCAACATGTACAGTTTCAAAATGTTCATGTGAATCCTCAAACTTTTCTATCAAAGATTCACAAGACACTTCATCTATTACATCATCATAAACTTTGATGTACTTATCCATTACCATTTTCCTAGAGGACATTCAGTTCCTTTGGGCCAAAGAACTTTTAATGGCATATAACAACTACATTCTTTACATAGTGGTTTGCTATATCTATCACATTGTTCACAAATTTCTATTCTCATATGAGCTCTATCCAAATGTTCCTGAGAAAGGTCTTTCATCCACCAAAGATATCTTTTATTCAATGGAAGAAATTTCTCATTATATTTTGTTAGTAAATCTTTTATATTAACCATAAGAAAACTCGGTCTTAGCGGCGGCATCTAACTTGGCCATAACTTCATCTGTAAAATACTTTTCTGGATCGGATAACATCTGTTTACCAAATACTTTACTTCCATCAGGCATTTCATAACGGGTCGAAACTTTATTGAAGATGCCATGTTTTTCACCAAGTTCTACTAGTCCATAATATTTGTCTAAACCCTTGGTGTAAGATAATCGTACATCTACCATCTGATTTTCTTTTGTTAGTCTAGACTTATAAGTTTTGCAATGTATAATATTGCCAACGACATCTGTGCCATCTTTGTCTTTCTTTTTAGAAAGATAGATGATGGTTGAAGCGGCATACTTCAAACCACTGCCCCCTCCCATTTCTTTCTGTGGAAACATAGAACCAATTACATCGTAGGTGTGGTTCGTAATCAATAACGGTACACCTAACTTGCCCAATTTCAAAGTCAATACTCTAAAGGCTGCCTTGACTATCTGTGACCTGGTCATGTCTCGGGTTTCCTTACCTGCTTCTGTATCTTCAATCTCTTTGGTGGTTGACAACATACCCAGACTATCAAGACACAACAACAGAGGTGGTCTAGACTCATCTGCTTCATATGCTTCAAGCACTTGTAAGGCTTGATAACGGAACTCTTGTACTGTGGTAACTGGCAGTATCAGCATTCTTGTGGAATCAATACCCCTTGTCTCTATCATATCTTTTGTGATAGCGGACTCACTTTCAAAGAATACTACATTACCATCTACATTCTTCTCCAAGAACGACTGACAAACCCCGAGGAGGAAAAAAGTTTTGCCTGTTGAGGACTCTCCGGCGATGGCTGTAATTTTATTCGCAGGTAGACCGCCATGGATAGAGCCACTACATAAAGCATTGAAAATAAAACTGCCGGTATCCACATAACTAGACACATCAGCAACACTAAGGCCATCACTAACAATCGAAGCATATTCATTATTCGTTTCTCTAATTACATTCTTCAAGAAGTTTGACATCTATCTTTTCTCCCTCACTATAACTCATTGTATACCATTTTATATTATTTTTAAAAAAATAATCTTCTATTTCTTTTTTCTTCGACAAAGGAGCATTGTAGGTCTCGTATTGTTTATTTTCATAAACCGCCACTAACATATTTATCCATCCTCTCTTTGAACATCTTATAATACTCCTGTTCTGTAGGAAGTATCGCTGTATAATTTTGTCTACACAGAGCAAGTTTGCTTTCCCAAGCTTCACGATAACGCAACATTAATATTCTAGTTTTCAATTTCTCAAAACTATCTACACGTTGCCAAGATTCTATGTTATAGGTGTTGTTCTTATCATAGTCTTGCCATACAAAGGGTATTAAACCTACAGATAATGCTTCCGGATACCTTGATGTTGTTGCTGTCGGGTCTCGCCAATTAAAACATAGAGTACACTTGGCTCGTTCTATCATAGGGTACAATACTTTCCATTCTTTTATCCACTTAGCATCTCGCTTAACGCCCGAAGGAAATCCTCCAATCAATACTTGGGTAATATCTTTATCTCTATACAACCCTTTAATAACTTTACCTCGGTCATCACCATCTTTCATTCTACCCCAATAAGCAAAATCTTTATCCTTTCTAGTTGGCAACATCTGA